TCATCTACCTGCACCTTCGCGGAGCGAAACGACTTCGGGGCGACGCTGGGGCGACACTTCGGCGGCCCGCCGCGCCGCAAGCGCCTGGGCGCGCACGTCCTCCAGCCGCTCGGCAAGCTGGTCCAGCTCGTCGGGGAACAGGTGGCCGTAGGTGTCCAGGGTGATGCTCGCGGTGGCGTGACCGAGCTGCTTCTGCACCGCCTTGACGCTGGCACCCTCGCGTATGAGCAGGCTCGCGGCCGTGTGCCGAAGGTCGTAGAACCGCAGTGTGGCCGAGAGCCCCGCCGCCCGGACGGCGGGCTTGAAGTAGCCGGGGACGAACTTGGACTGTCGCAGCGGCCCGCCCAGCGGCGCGGTGAACACCAGGTCCTCGGGGCTGTGGGGCCGGTCGGCGAGGTAGGCGCCGACTTCGGCGGCCAGCGAGCGAGGCAGCCGCAGGGTGCGGGCCTCGTGGGTCTTGACGCCGCCCCACTCCAGCCGGCCGGCGACTTCCGGTGCCGCCTCGGCGACCCGCACCGTGCCGCGCAGCAGGTCGAGCCGGCCCACCCGGAGCGCGACCAGCTCGCATGGCCGGAGCCCGGTGTAGGCGGCGACCCGCACCAGCGTCGGGTACCGCGGGTCGATGGCGTCGGCGAGCTGCTCGACCTGGACGGCATCGAGGAAGCCCATCTCGCGCCGCTGCACCTTGGGAAGCTTCACCCCGGCGGCGACGTTGTGGGCCAGCCGCCCGCCATCCACCGCGGCATCGAGGACCTGGGCGAGGACCTGATGGGCCTTGCGCGCGCGCTTGGCCGACAGGCCGCCGCCGACCAGGCCAGCCAGCCACTCGCGCACCGCAAGCGCGTCGATGTCCGTCAGCCGCGCCCCGGCGAACGCGGGGAGGACCTGGTTGTCGAGCAGGACCCGGTAGTCGTGCCGAGTGGTCGGGCGCAGCGCCGCGGTGGTGGCGTACCACCGCTCGCCCCACCCGCCGAAGCGGTCGTTGCCGGCGGCCGGGTCGACCCAGGCGCCCCGGTTGCGGGTCGCCTCGTTCTCGGCGAGCCAGCGGGCGGCATCGACCTTGCGGTCGAACACCTTGCGGCGGCCGTGGCCGGTCGGGTCGCGGTAGTTGACGCTGTAGGTCGTCCTGCTGTTGCGGACCCGCTTCTGGATCGAGGCCACGGCTACCCTCCCGCCTTGCGTGGTGTGGCCGGGCCGAGGAGACCCTGCTTGCGGGCGAGGGCAATCCATCGGCTGGCTGTCGACCGTGGCAGGCTGAGCCGCTCCATCACCGTCTTGGTGGGCGCCCCGCCAGTGACGTAGGCGAGCTGGTAGACGTCGGCGACGGCGCGGATATCCTCATCGCTCGGCCCGCCGCCGCCCTGGGCGCGTTCGGACAGGGCGATTGGCCCGGCCCACGTCAGTTCCCATGAGGACGTGTGGCCGTCGTATTCGCGCGGCCCGACGCGCAGGCGGTTGGCTTCCACCGCGAGCCGTAGGAACGCGGTGACGGGGATCTCGCGGAGTCCCTCGGTGGTGATCGGCGGACCATCCTCGCGGCGCTTCACGGTGAGTCGGTTGCACACGAAGTGGCCCATGCGTCCGCCCACCGGCTGCTCGTAAACCACGTCAGCCTCAAGACTGTAGAGCCGCTCCTCCTCCACGCGGAACGTGAACTCCCTTCGTATTCCCAGGCCGGGGCCGAGCTCGATGAAGTTCAGTGGCTTGCGCTTCGGTGGCGTGTCCATGGCGCCAGTGTGTCGTAGCGAGACAGCTCCGTCAAGGCTGCATCGAGACAGCTTTGACGGGCCTGCGTCGCCCCGTGGTACTGTCGTGACAAGGCAGCCTCACCAGAAGGGCGGAGCGTTGGAACGACTGCTATCCACCGAGGAGGTCGCGGAGGCCCTGGGCCGGCCGCCCCGGACCCTGCGCCAGTGGCGCTACCTCGGCGAGGGCCCCACGTACCTCAAGGTCGGCGCCGCTGTCCGCTATCGGCCCCGTGACGTCGAGGAATGGCTCAAGGCGCAGGAGCGGGAGGGCGCCGTCCGTGCCCGGTGACGGCGGAGGCCGGCGGCGACTGCATCGCCAAACCGGCCTCGACACCGAACGCCCCGCCGACCCCAACAGCAAGCAGGACCAAGATGATCCTACCCCACGACACTGACCCCACCCCCGTTGGCGAGCTGCTCGCTGCCTGGGTTGGCGCCAAGCTGGCCGAGGTCGACGACCTGGTCGACGAAGCCCGCAGCCGGGTCGACGCCATCCCCGACCAGAGGGTGCTGTTCAGCCTGGTCGGCGAGGTCATCGTGCTGCTGCGCGCCCTCGAGCTGGAGGTCGCCGAGCTGCGGAAGGCGACCAGGCGATGAGCGGCATGCTCTACGACTCACCCGACCATGGCACACCTGAGGACGACCGGCTGCCCGGCGATGACTACGTTATGCTCGACACGATCACCCGGACGCACGTCCGCTGGCTGTGGCCGAACAGGATCCCCCTCGGCAAGGTCACCATCATCGAGGGCGATCCGGAGCGGGCCAAGTCCACCATCACCCTTGATCTCGCCGCCCGCACCTCGACCGGCTCGCCGATGCCCGGGGAGATCCAGCAACGGGAGGCGGCCGGCGTGGTGATCGTCTGCGCCGAGGACGACCTCGCCGACACCATCGTGCCCCGGCTGCTGGCCCACGGCGCCGACCTCTCCCGCATCGCCTCCGTTCCCCTGGAGCGCGACGAGCACGGCCAGGTCCGGCCTCTAGTTCTGCCCGAGCATCAGGACCGGCTTGAGGTGGCGATCCGCCAGGTGAGGCCAAGCTGCTGGTGATCGACCCGATCACCGCGTACCTGTCGGAGACGATCAACACCAACAACGACGCCAGCGTCCGCCGGGCGACCACCCCACTCACCGACCTCGCCCAGCGCACCGGCACCGCCATCCTGCTGGTGCGTCACCTCAACAAGTCCGGCGAGCTGAAGGCCAAGTACCGCGGTGGCGGCTCTATCGCCTTCACCGGCGCCGCCCGCGCCGTCCTGGTGGTCGAGGAGCACCCCGAACAGCCCGGCCTGATGGTCCTCGCCAGGGTGAAGAACAACCTCGCCAAGACCATCCCCGGGATCGGGTATCGGGTCGCGTCTGACGACCTGTACGAGTGCCCGCTGATCGTCTGGCAGGGCGTTGTCCACATCGACGCCGACACCCTGCTCCGCGGCCGTGACAGCCGCCGGGACGCCGAAGTCCGTGCGGAGGCCGAGGAGCTGCTCCGTGACCTCCTCAGCGATGGACCCGCGCGGGTCGCCGATGCCAAGAAGCTCCTCGCCGATGCCGGCATCAGCAACAGCACCATCCAGCGGGCCAAGCAGCGGTTGCGCATCAGGTCGGTGCGGGAACGAGATGAGCAGGGCAAGACGATCGGCTGGATGTGGCAGCTCCCGACCGACGACGAGCGCGAAGCGGAAGGAGAGCAACCACGATGACCCGCCCAGCCAGACACTCACCTTCACGATCTGGGAGCCGCAAGCAGTGAGAGCCACCGTGGTGGTGGCTCTCACGCATAGGCTGTATGCAGCTATCCCAGTGAGTCGAGGAAGTCGGCGTCTGTCTCGTACCGCGTTACCTCGCCACGCTGGATCTGCTCGGTGGCCTCACGCTCACCGGCCTGCCACTCAGGCGTCCAGAACCATGCCTGGCTTCGGTGAACAGTGGCTAGTGGTCGGAGGATTACCTCGCCGTTCTCCGTCACCTCGGCCTCGATTAGGTCCCCCTCTTGGAGCTTGGCGGCCTTACGAACGTCGTCCGGTAGGGTTAGCTGCCCCTTCGCTCGAAGGGTCGTGCGGGCCATCTCGTCCGCCTCCCTTCCTGTGCGCGCTCTAGCTGCAACCGCCATAGCGTCCTCAGATCTTCCTTCTTCCTAAGGCGGTGCACCTCTGCGGGCACCGCGGCAGTGCACCTCATGCACCTATCTGTAGACCCGGGTCTACAGATAGTAGACAGCAGAGTACCAAAAGTGGCAAGTTGCAAAGTGTGCTCATTCCGAAAGTCGGAACTTCTCATGATATGATCCGCTCCGCCTGAAGTGGCTACCCCCCTCACGGATGGACACATGCCCACCTACGACGTGACACCACGCTTCGAGAAGGACTACGCGCGACTCTCCGCTGACGAGCGGAAGCGCTTCAAGCAGGCCGTGGACAAGTTCATCGAGGATCTCAGGCGTGGCAGGCGCTTTCGCCCTGGCCTCCGAGTCGACAGCGTTGAAGGTGCTCGTGGAGTCTTCGAGATGACTTGGGCACCGGACGGTCGGGCGACCTTCGAGTACGGAGACCGGAGCCGTCCAGGAGATGCACACGTGGTGTGGCGCCGGGTCGGCAGTCACGCCATCCTGGCCAACCCCTAGGTCGAACCGTGGAACAGCCGCGCCGGGTGAGGGCGCACAATAGGGGCGACCCCGCGAACGGGTCGACAACAGCAGCGGAGGTGGGCCGGTGAGCGAGACGCCGCCGGCTCCCTCGCTACTCCCCGCCGACGAGCAGTTTGTGCTGTGCTGGTGGTCGGTGCAGGCGCTCGCCGAGGAGCTGCTCATCAGCACCGACGCCGCCGCCGACCTGCTCGAAGCCGCCTACGCCAAGGGCCGCGTGCAGATCCTCGGCAACGACTACTTTGCCGGCGTCCAATGCGACGGGAAGTGGATTCTCGTCGAGGGCCGCGCCCGGATCACCCAGGCGACGCGTGAGTGGCAGACCCTCCGGGCGATGAAACACCAGCTCGCCGAGTAGGCCGGTGTATCGCCTGACGTAGTACCATCTCAAGCATCTCTACTGTCTAGGTGGGAAATGCTCAAGGTGCCAGATGGCGACCCTGCTCCACCAACTCCGGGAGCAGCGGGCCAGCGTCCGAGCCTCCGCCGATGAGATCCTGACCCGCGCCGCTACGGGAAGCGGCCGACGCCATAGAGGCCGAACGCGACCGCCAGCTGGCCGAGGTCCGGGCCATGGCCACCCGCCGCAACGGCCCCACCCTGAGCCGTGAGAGCGCCGAGCTGGCCCGCCAGTTCCGCTCCGCCATCTTCGCGAAGAACCCGGCCCCCATCGAGGTGTACGCCGAGCAGCTCCCCGACGAGTGGCCAAGCGACATGCCCGAGCCCGTCCAGGGCCGCGCCGGCCGGGTGCGGGTGCACACCCGAGACACCCTCAAGACCACGGCGACCCAGGCCATGGGCACCGACGTGTACGGCCGCATCGTCCAGCACTTGGTGGAGACCAGCAGCGTGATGCGGGCCGGCGCCACCGTCGTGACCACCGAGACCGGCGAGGACCTGGTCGTGCCCAAGAGCACGGGGTTCGTCACAACCAACATCTTCGGCGAGGGTGTGAGCATCACCGAGAGCGACCCGACCCTCTCGACCGTGACGCTCAAGGCGTTCAAATATGGGAACTACTTCGAGATCTCCCAGGAGCTGGCGAACGACACGCCGACCAACCTGCTCGACTTCCTGGCCCGCCAAGCGGCGCTGTCGCTCGGGCTCGGCACCACGGGCTACGGCAACCACCTGATCAACGGCGCTGGCACGACCGAGCCACGCGGCATCTTGCTCGATGCCGCAACCGGCGTCACCGGCCCCGCCGGCACGGGCACGACCCTGGGCACCCAGGGCACCGCCAACCAGGGCACCGACGCCCTCTGGAACCTGGTCGGCAGCGTGGCCGAGCCGTACGCCGCGAGCCCCTCGGCCGCGTTCCTGCTCCGCAATGCCAGCGACATCATCGTCCGGAAGCTGAAGGACACCACCGGGCAGCCCGTCAACGGCCTCACGACCCGGGGCCAGCTGCTGGGCTACCCGAGCTTCGTCGACCCGTTCATGCCCGCCATGGCGAACACCGCCGAGTCGATCGCCTTCGGGGCTATCGACCGCTACTTCGTGCGCATCGTCAACGGCGTGCGGTTCGAGCGCAGCGACGAGTTTCGCTTCCAGAACGACCTGGTGGCCTTCCGCTGCATCCTCCGCCTTGACGCCGCCCTGATCGACACCGGCGCGATCAAGTCGTTCGTGAACACCACCTAGGAGCCGATGTGCCCTGGCAGTGGCCATGGAAGCGCCACGACCGGGCGCTGTGGCAGATCGGCGACCGGGCCGGCGCGGGCCTGCTCCCCGCCCAGGTGGAGTTGCTAGCACCTGACCGGGTGCAGGTCACGGCCGAGCAAGGGCACCTCGTCATCCGCGTGGATGGCCAGGAAGTCGACCCGGCCAGCATCTGGCACGTCAAGGCGTTCACCGCCGCCGGCAACGTCGTCGGGCTCAGCCCCATCGCCCACGCGAGGCAGGCGGTAGGCCTCGGCCTGGCCGTTGAGAAGTTCGGCGCCCAGTGGTTCGGGGAGGGAGCGACCCCGTCGGGGGTGCTCACCTCCGACCAGCGCATCACCAGCGAGCAGGCCGCCGACCTGAAGGAACGGTGGAACGCCCGCCACCAGGGCCACCGCGGCATCGCCGTCTTGGGCGACGCTGCCCGCTTCCAGCCCGTCAGCATCTCGCCCGAAGAGAGCCAGTCCTGGAGACGACCCGCGCGAATGTTGCCACCGTGGCGAGGTACTTCGGCGTCCAGCCCGAGCTGATCGGCGGGGAGAGCGGCGGCAGCCTGACCTACGCCAACGTCGAGCAACGCGCGCTCGACTTCCTCCAGTTCGGGCTGGCGCCCTGGCTGGTGCGCATGGAGACCGCCATCAGCAGGCTGCTGTCCTCGACGACCACCGTCAAGTTCAACGCCGCGGCCCTCGTCCGCACCGACCTGCTCACCCGCTACCAGGCGCACGAGTCCGCCATCCGGGCCGGCTGGAAACTCCGCAGCGAAGTGCGGGACCTGGAAGACCTCCCGCCCATTGCCGGCATCGACGACCAGGAAGGCCCGGCGGTCGCATGATCCACACTCGCCAGCTCACCAGCTCCCTCGCCGTGCGAGACAATGGCGACGGCCGGACCCTGGTCGGGCCGCTGCTTCCCTGGCAGGTTCCTGCCCGCGTGGTCGACCAGGGCCGGCTGGTCACAGAGACGTTCGAGCGCGGTGCCCTTGCCGGCACCGACCCCGGCCGGGTGCCACTCACCGCCACCCACCCTAGGGACGCCGGCACCCTCCCCATCGGCGTCACCCTCTCGATCGAGGACCGCGCCGACGCCGCTTGGGGCGAGTGGCACGTCTCGGACACCATGATCGGCAACGAGGTCCTCGCCCTGGCCCGCGACGGCGTGCCGTTGGGCTTGAGTGTTGGTTTCGCCGAGGTGCCCGGTGGTAGCCGTTGGTCGGCCGACCGCCAACGTGTCACCAGGACCCGAGCCGCACTCGACCATATCGCTGTAGTCAGAGTGCCGGCCTACCAGGGCGCCGGGGTGGTAGGCGTTCGATGGCGCGTCGCGCCTTCCGCCCCGGTGCTCCTCACCCTGCTCCGCCGCCATGGGTAAGCACGCGCCCTCCTACCAGCTGATGGGCCACGTCCAGGGCCGCTGCCGCGTCTGCCGCACCCCGTTCGTCGGACCGGGTGACCGCTGCCCCTCCTGCCGGCAGAAGCTCCGCGACCGCAGGCGCCGCAAGCGCCGATGACCAAGAGCCTGGCCCGCGCCTGCCTCGACTGCGGCAAGCAGGTACGCGGCAAGCCCAGGTGCCACGACTGCCAGGCCAACCACGACCGCGCCAAGCACGCGCGTCGACCCGACATGCGCACCCATGCCGAGACCGAACGGCGCCGCCGCCTGGTCGCCGACCAGCGCGCCCGGGTAGGCGACTGGTGCCCCGGCCTGGAAGACCACCCCGCCCACCCCTCGGCCGACCTGGTCGCCGACCACGTCATCGAGGTGGCCGTCAACGGACTGGAGACGGGACCGCTGCGCGTGCTGTGCCGCAGCGAGAACGGCCGACGATCCGCCCGCGTTCTTGACAAGGTACTCAACCACGACCCCTCGCCAGCCGAAGTCGACATCACACACCGCAGCGCCCCTCCGGCGGTCGCGTGAAGGCCGGCCCCAAGGCGGCCGTTGACGCCTCTGCGCTGGCGTTGCGTGGCTCCAGACGGCGCAAGCTGGCGGTTGCGCGGTTCGCCACCGACTACATACGCGCCCCTAGAGGCCACGGCGCCCGCAAGCCGTTGCGCCTTCGGCCTTGGCAGCGGGAGCTGATCGCCGCGACCTGGGATCAGCGCCCCCAACCCCGCCTCGCCGGCTGGATGCTCCCGAGAGGCCAGGGCAAGACGTCGCTGACGGCCGTCCTGGCCCTGTACGAGCTGCTCGCCGGGGTCGAGGGTGCCCAGGTGGTGGTGGTGGCCACCGACGAGCGGCTGGCCGGTCTGACGTTTCGGATCGCCGTCCGCATGGTGGAGCTCCACCCCGAGCTCGAACAGCGGGTGCAGCTGTACCACGACCACATGACCGTCCCGGCCCGGGGTGCCAGCTTCCATGTCCTCCCGGCGGTGCCCAAGCGGCTGGAGGGCCTGGACTACACCCTGGCCCTGGTGGATGAGGCCGGCCGGGTCGACACCGACGTGTTCGAGGTGGTGTCGCTGGCGTCGGGCAAGCAGACGGCGTCGATGGTGCTGGCCATCGGGACGCCGGGCCCGGAGCTGTCCGAGACCGTGCTGGGCCGCCTCCGCACCTACGCCACCGACCACCCAACCGATCCGCTGGTGGTGTGGCGCGAGCACAGCGCGGCCGGGTTCGAGGACCACCCCGTCGACTGCGCCCACTGCTGGGAGCTGGCCAACCCGGCCCTCGACGACTTCCTCGCCCGCGACGGCCTCCAGGCGTGCCTCCCGCCCAAGATGCGGGAGGCATCGTTCCGCCGGGCCCGGTTGTGCCAGCACGTCGACCAGCTCGAGGAAGCATGGCTACCGCCCGGATCCTGGGCCGCCTGCACCGACGCCACGGTGGCCATCCCGGACGGGGCCGAGGCGGTCCTCGCCTTCGACGGCTCATTCAACGGCGACACCACCGTCCTGACCGTCGCCACCGTGGCCGAGCGGCCCCATGTCGACCTGGTGGAGCTGTGGGAGGCCGCCGGCCGCCAGGTGCCCATCGTTGACGTCGAGGCCGCCATCCGGGCCGCGTGCCGGCGCTGGCGGGTGCTGGAGATCGCCGCCGACCCGTTCCGCTGGGCCCGCTCCCTCCAGCTGCTGGACGGCGAGGGCCTGCCGGTGCTGGAGTACCCCCAGAGCCCCGGCAGGATGACACCGGCCACCAGCCGCTTCTATGAGGCGGTCGTCAACGGCCAGCTCACCCATTCCGGTGACAGCCGGCTGGCCCGCCACATCGGCAACGCGGTCCTCCGCGAAGACGCCCGCGGCGCCCGCCTTGCCAAGGAACGAAAGGACTCACCCCGCCGCATCGACGCCGCCGTGGCCGCCGTTATGGCCCACGACCGGGCCGCTGCCCTGGCCGGCACCGTCCGGCACAGCATCTACCTCTGA